CTGAGCGACCTATTGAGGAGGTAACATGCCAACAGGAAAACCCGGTACCAGAAGTATACCCAGATGTCATCCAGAAGCAGAGTATCAAGCTAAAGGTATGTGCAAAACTTGCTATCAAATTGAGTACAGAAAAACTCATCCGTACATCGGTGATACTCTTGATAAAAATGCAAAAAGAAGATTCGGCATCTCTGGCAAGAACTACACAGAGCTAAGAGAGAAGAAACGGGAAGAAGGGGATTTGTGCGGAGTCTGTAAACAACCCCTTGGTAACGCAAATACCACACCCAGTTTAGACCATAACCACGAGACAGGGAAAATTCGAGAGTTTTGTCATAGAACTTGCAATATGGCTCTGGGTCTTTTGCAAGACAGCCCAGAGATTTGCCGCTTAGCAGCGGAGTACCTAGAGAGACATCAGGAGATTAGCAATGGCAACGGAAACTAAGGACGGAGCGAAACGCTTTGGCTCGGCATACAAAGCGAAGCGGTACGACTCGTACCACGATGGTGAGCAAAAGTTTGACTCTTATTCTCCAGACGGGCAGCCGGGAGATAACGAGAACGAGCATTCCACTCCACAGGAGCACACTGGGGACAAAGTGAACACCTCAGGTCCAGATAAGGTTGAGAAGAACCCAACCTCTGAATCGGTGCACGCTGAAACACCCAGCTCTCATGTTGAGAGCCATGGCCCTGCGCACACTGTGCATTATTCGCACAATCACGACGGCAACAAACACACCGTCACTTCTTTGCACCCAGACGGTTCGCACTACTCCAGTGAGCATGATAACGCGCGAGATGCGTATCAGGCCGGTGGGGAACTGTCAGCTACTGACGTGAAGAAGAGGGAACACCCTGATCAGCAAGGCGCTGAGTCAGAAGAGCGCAACTACATGATGCCCGACCTTGCTTGAGGAGACAATTAAATGCCTTTTGCCAGCAAAGCCCAGCAGCGATTTCTGCACAGTCACCCTGAAAAAGTTGGTGGTAAAGCTAAATTAGCTGAATGGGACGCTTCTACTGACTTCTCAAAACTGCCCGAGAAGAAGAAAAATTTTACTTACATCAAGAAGGGTAAATAACATGCCTATTGGCCTAGCACGTAAGAAGGACAATGCCGAGCCTGCTGACATGACTGCAGCATCAAAGACCCCAGGTACCAGTACCAGCACAGGGGGAGCCACAGCCACTCGTAATTCAGGAGCCGCGACAGGTGGTGCGGTGACAGTCACAATATCGGGATCAAGCAGCACAGGCACCAGCACAGAGACAGCCACTACCACAGGAGCTGGCGCAGGAAAAGGTGCCGCAAAAGGTTCTGGAAAAGGTTCGGGGAAAGACGGTAAAGCACCAGATACAGGTGACAAGCGTCCCCACGTATACAACATCACCATTAACTCTACAGGACGAAGTGGAGACGCGGCTGATGGTAAGGACGCAACACCTACGAAGAAGTTTAATTACTCACCAAAGAAGAAATAATCTATGGAAGACTTGGCCGGTGAGAAGTTTTATAAAAGCGCTTGGCATTTGCTGATTGCGTTAGTAGGCGCGTATGAGTTACGCGAAAGTAAAACCAAGTTTTCCAAAATTTTATCTGTGGGCCTGATAGCTTTTCACGCTGACGCCGCAATATGTGACGCTGTAGGACGACCTACACTGGCCCAGAGATTTTTCAGAGCACTAAAGAAATCCTAAGGAGAGTAAATGGCAGACGAACAAAGTTCAATGCAAACAAATGCGCCCCAGCCTCTGCCATACGCGCAGCCAGAGAGACCCGAAGACAGTCCTCTCGGAGTTCTGGCCCCTTTTGATTACACATCAGAGCCGTTTGCAGAACTGAGTGAAGATGGCAAGGGTGCATTGTTGCAGCTCGACATGATTGCAACAAAGACTGATGTTGCGGCTCGACGTTTAGAGGTAGAGCAAGCCTGGGAAGCAATTCATTTTGACAGAGGTTATCAGCACCTCCTTAGAGGTAAGAGAGGCGGCTGGGAACTTCCCGGTCAGGCCTCTGGTTTCGGTGCAACAGCACAATCGAACCATAACACTATTTACGATACAAACGTGTACGGCTCCAAGGGAGACATTATCGTCTCAGCGCTGTCACGCGAGGTACCCAAGGTTGAGTTCTTTCCGGCAGACCCCTCATATGGTCCAGACATTATGGCTGCAGAGGAAGCCGAGAAGTTCAAAGAAATCTGGGCTCGTAACAACGACTTGCAACAACTACTGGTAGAATGTGCACGTATCTTCTGGAATGAGGACCGAGTTCTAGCGTATACTCGCTACGAACTCAATGGACAGTTGTATGGTTACCATGGAGAAGACGGAGGGAAAGCCCCGGTAGTTCCTGAGGACCTTCTTAACCCTCCTGACGACACACCCACTGGTCAATATGGACTTGAACAAGTTCTGGACCAGACTGACTCACCTATAGATGATGCACTTGAAATGCAATCTGGTGAGAGCGAAGAAAATAATGGACTGCAAATCCAAGTTACTTCCAATCGTAAACCGAGAGGAAGAGAGGTCACTACATTGCACGGTAAACTTGACCACAAGTTACCGATTGCAGTTGACCACCTGAAGGATATGCAATTTGCACAGCTCTTCTGGGATCTGGACGTATGTGTTGCCAAAGCAAAATTTCCCTGGATAGCTGACAAGATCAGTCCCGGTGGAGATGGACAATCAGAAGTTGAACTAGATCGCATTGCCAGAGAGAATACTCGCCAAGCGGTGCTTGGTGCCTATGTAACTGGTGATTCACTGCAGCGTCACACCATTGTGAAGTACACGTGGTTTCGCCCTGCCATGTTCATGGACGATAAAGTCAATGACCAGACACGAGCAGAACTGCTTGAACTGTTCCCTGACGGTTGCCTGATGGTGAAAGCGGGTAAAGAGTTTGCCTTCGCTCGCAATGAGAGCATGGACAAGCATCTCGCCATCTCACACGCATTAGGTGGAAAAGGTCAGAACCGCAGAGCTCTGGGTACATCACTTATATCCATCCAGAAACGTATCAACGACTGGGTAGATCTACAAGACGACTTCTTCAAACGAACCGTCCCCAAGAAGTGGATGAACGCAGAGGCGTTCGACCTGGAAGCCATAAAAGGACAGACAAACATACCAGGAAGCACTGGAGGCTTTCAGCCTCAACCTGGACTCACCACAGCCGATCAGTATATTATGGTCGAGCCTACGCCTCAACCTCAAGCCTCTTTGGCTGATTTCATTAAGTGGTTTATTACAACACTATCTGAAGACATCACTGGGGCATTGCCCTCGTTGTTTGGAGCGGCTACCGGTGAGAACACAGTAGGCAACGCGCAGATTCAACGTGATCAAGCTTTACAGCGTATCGGTTGCCCGTGGAACAACATTCAACGTTTGTTTGCTGAATGTGCACGGCAAGCCGTAGGTTGTGCAGCTGACTGCCGCGAAGGTAAGAAGATCACACAAATGTTTAAGGGTACTGGACCGGTTGTGGTTAACACCAGCAATCTGGCAGGAAACGTTCTTTGCTTCCCAGAAGGTGACCCATCGTTCCCAGAGAGCTCGGCACAACGAGAAGCAAAGCTAACGGCCCTTGTGGATACCAGTGCCAACAACCAAAACCTGTCAGCGTGGATATTCTCTCCCGAGAACCTACCTACACTGCAAGCTGGTTTGCGCTTGAAGGGCTTCAAAGCAGCCGGAGCAGCTTCGATAATCAAACAGAAGTCGGAGTTCGAACTGCTACTGCGTTCTGGACCAATGCCAAACCCGCAGCTCTTGAAAATACAAAAGCTACTGGCAGACGCCGCTACAGATATGCAGAACAAAGCTGGAGCTGGAATACCACCGGACCCCAAAGAACTGGCCATGGTGGCTCAACTTACCCAGATGCAAAAAACTCTACCTCCGTCCGTGAGTACGGTTCCCGTTGCGCAAGACGAGAGCGAAGCTCATGCACTGGAGGCCGCAGCTTGCTTCAGCTGGTTGAACGATCCAGAAGGAGAGAAGTTCAAGTACGGCACACCCGAACAACGAGCCGCACACCAGAACGTACTTCTTCACTGGGCAGAGCACGTGGCTATGGCAAAGAAAATTGCTGCAGCTAACGCCGCTCCACAAAAACCTCCTAGCGAAAGTATTTCAGTCGATGTATCTAAGATGCCTGCAAATGTGGCACAGCAAGCGCTGGCCAAGATGGGCATCAATGCTACACCGGCCGACTTCCAGGAGCACGAGCAGAATCAACTGCAAAGCAAAATACAAGCAAAAGCAATACCTGAGGCGCTTAAGGGCGACAAGCCCAAGCCGTCCCCACCCCAAGGGTTGGGCCAACAGCCAAGACAGCTTCGTAGATAAAAATCCCAAGCCTTGATCAGCTTGGTCTAGAGTTGGGAGGTGCCTATCACACCTCCTCGCTCGATCTTGATAGGAGATAAAATGCCAACAGGAATTTACGAAAGAAGTCCCAGACTGAATTTAGAGGGGCAAAAATTTGGTAGACTAGCCGTTGTGTCAGTAGTGTTAGAGGGGCACAGGGTTGGAAGAGCCTATAGATGGCTGTGTATTTGCGAATGCGGTAAACAGGTACCTGTATCCAGTCGTAGTTTGTTATCAGGAAAAACTAAGAGTTGTGGATGTTTACGAAGTG